ATAGAGAAACCCATTGCGATTGTTTCGTGTGTGTAGCGTGCAGTCCACGTCTCTTGAGCAGCGTCATATTCAATCGCCGCACCTTCGTCTTTAACAGGTGCCGCAGAAAAACCGCTCAATTTTGTTTCCTCTTCGAATGACCGATCTGATGATTCAGTTTCGAAGATTTCCGCGTGTTCTTCACCGTACTTTGCGTATTCCAGACCAAACAAGGCGTTCAGGCCGGGGAGTAGCTCTTTGAGGAGCTGGGCGCGAGAAATAGCCATAGTTTAACCTCCTTATACGCCAGTAGTGTTGTCGAACTGATGACCAGCGTTCCACTTGACATAAGCCTCAGTGAATCCGCCAGAAGAGTTCTTAGTTTCTTGAACCAAACCAACAATACGGAACGGCAATGTAGCAGTAGTCGCAGACGTATCTGAGATACCACCCTTAGAGTTACCTGTTGTGCTATCACCTGTGTTATCAACACCTGCAACGTTAGCACCAATGTCAGTTTGAGCTAGATCGCCAATAGTAGTGCCAGAAGACAATACTGCGGCTTTGAATAGTACGTCAGTCGCATCTACAACATATGCTTCGATGTCGTCTGCTACAGTGCTTGCCGGATAGTTCTGGCGGAACACTTTGTACTTTAGGTTGGGGTCTGTGTAAGAACAGCCCAAGAAAACACCGATTGGTGTCATGGCAGCGTCGTACGCATCGCGTTCGACTGTGCCTCCGGTTACCAACTTAACAGCATCTCCGTTAAAGATTGCAGTGCCGTAGTTGCTTGCAATCTTGTAGTGACGAGTTACGCCCACGAAAGGAGTACCGCTTAGCAGTTTTACCGGAACAAGTCCGTAAGGACCAGCTACTTCAGGATAAGCCATTTTAAGCTCCTAATTAAGTTCCGTTACCAAAGGTGACCTTCGTCTTTCTATCGTTAAATAGAGGCATACGAGGGTCGTTCTCTCGCATAAGGTTGTTGTCTACAGCGTGCATCTGGGAACGTGTCTGAGTAGTATAGTAATCATTACGTTCTTCGACTAACTCTGTTGGAGCTTTACACAGCATTAGGCCACCAATTACCACGTTGTCGGAAAACCGTTCGTTTTCGATGGTTACCAATGTGATCTCTGGATGGTCTGTAGCTTTTACAGGCTCCCAACCTTCACGAAGTTTTGAGGATACGTTTGTGGCATCTGTGTTCCCTTGTGTAGAAACACGAATCCAACGATACGAATAACCGTCTTCAGGTGTTGGCGACGGAAGAGTTTCCGGGCGCTGCCAAGACTTCTTGCGGACAGTTTTCTCACGAGTTTGTAGCTCGCGGTTGATGCGATTCTCAGCCATTTTGTTTCCTCATATCTAATGCAACCTGTTTGGCGTATTGTTGGGGTGTTAAACCCAACCGTTTTGCGATCTGCACTTGGGTCTTTGTAAGTGTCACCTTTTTAGGTGCTGTGCTCCGCGTTGCGGGTGCGACCACATTTGCTTTTCGCTTTGGCTCTTCAGCCTTTGGTTCTGCGGCGTCCTCGAAATTATCGGGGAATACCTGTCGCATACGAGCATTGATGCTCTCGTAGTATTCATCGCTTTGCGGGCTTACGCCCTGCTTGACGAGCTTGTTGTGCAACCCCAGCGCAAAACTCGTCATCTCATCATCGGTGCCGAACCACGAATTAGCTTTCTGCCAGTCTGCGGCCCGTTCATCGACTTGTACTGCCGGAGCGGGTTCTGGTTGTGATGGTACAGGAGTTTCTGTTTCCTGTAAAGCTGGTAACTTAAAGTTTGCTAAGCGATCTGACTTGATCTTAGCATTTGTTAACTTTTCTTGTGCTTCCAGTACCGCGTCAGACTCTCCCGACTCATATGCTTGTTTGTAAGCACTTTTAGCGGTTTCTAGTTCAATAGCAGCATTACGCTTAGCTTGTTCTAGCAACGCAGTTTGATTCTTATTGACGTTGCCCTTCAGCTTTTTATTCTCTTCCATAAGCTGCTGAGTAACGCGTTCAAGCTCCTGACGTGCACGTAATGCCTCTTCTTTGGCACGGCGTTCGTCGTGATAACCTTTGCTAAAGTGTTGAATACGTTTACGAACTTTTTCAGAGTAGTCTTCTAGCTCTTCGTCCGTAACGTCTTCGGGGGGTTCTGAAGGTTTGCGGTTTCGGTCTGCTTTTGGCGTGTCATCGACAACCTCGACTTCGAAGTCATCGTTGTCTTCAGCAGGCGCTTTAGCCTCTTTCTTAACGGGCTGTTCAGGCTCGTCTTCAACCTCTACCTCTACTTCCTTCTCTCCCAGTGTCTTAGCACTGGATTTTTCGACCTCAATCTCCTGATCGTCAGTCTCAGGAAATTCAAATTCAACTTTCTGAAAAGCCATTTATGCCTCCTACGCTCGCGTGATACCCCGAGGATCAGCTACAACCGCCTCGATATTATCATCGTTCATAAGGCGGTATTCAGTACCACCAAGTTTAAATCGTGTGCCCGAGTTCATGCGGAACATCACATAGTCACCTTGTTGGCACCAAGGGCCTTCGGGGAACCGCTCTTTGTCAGCGTAGGCTTGACTTCCCATGTCTACAACTAACCCGATAATAGACATAATGTGGTCTAAGTCCCGTTCTTTCTCGGACTTCAAGATACTAGACCCTTCATACGTCTCTGACGCCGCTGGTAGGGCGATCAGTAGTTTATATCCTGCAGGAGTGGGTAGCTGTTGTTCAAAATCAGTGTCGCTGATGTTTACTGCTGCTTCAGTCATCGTCTTCTTCCAAATAGTTTTTCGCAAGGTCTTGTACATATTGCTTGCAGGCTTCGAGACCTCGAACGCCACCTACAGCTTCCCGATACTGGGGGTAGTCTTTTGGGCCACCTCCAGCAATAAAGTCTTTAGTGCGGACTATATCCTCATCAATCCGCTCTAAAAGCACGTCAAAGACGGTTTTTGCCATATATTACTCCTCTTTTTGGCCTCCTACTGGGGGTTTACGAGCACCTTCCACCATGCGCATAATCTCTAAATCTAGCTTATTTTCAGACTCTTTTAGAGACTGCCCCATCTTCATACCCTTTTCTTGGGCATCTACTTCGACTTCCATCCGATCAATTTCAAGTTTCTGCGCTTCTAGCATCGCATCAGCCTTGTCTTTCTTGGATTTAATGTCCAATTCACGCTGTTTAAGGCCAATATCTGCCTGATCTTTAGCCTGTTTACGTTGTACTTCTTGCTGTTTGACCTGCATTTCAGCCTGTTTAAGCTGCAAGATCGGGTCTTGAGCCTGCTGTTGTGCCTGTTTTTGGGCCGCTTGTTGCTGATGAGCCTGTGTAAGCTGTGTACCAGCGTCTGCAACAAGGCGAGACAGTTGGATTTCCACCTCTTCTGGTAGCTCCTCGCCCGGTTTTGGTAGTGGAGCACCCAGTTTTTCTTCGATCTGCTGACGGTACTGGAACCCAAGGTGTTCTGCCAAGTGTGCCTGTAGAGCCGCCATGATCTGCTTGGCTTGCGGGTTCTGCCCAATCATCTGTGCAACCATCGGGTCCTGCATAAACGACTGATGGGCCGCGATATGCGCTTGGTGGTCCTGATAGATAAACGCCTTGAGTGGAGAACCTTTTAGAGCGTCCATGTTCTCGCTCACTGGGTCCTTCGGCTTAGCATCTTCTGTGATCGGCACCAGCTTGTCCGCATTCTTGATACCCAACACGTCAATCATTTGACGGTGTAGCTGTGGCAAGTCGTAAATCTGGGGGGCTTGCTGTGCCATCTGCAGTACAGCTTGGTATTGAACCACACGTTGCGCCATAGTTGACGAGTTGGGATCACTTACAGGGATCACGTCAACCAACAAGTAGTCTGCACGGCGTGCGCTAACTTCCCCACGATGCGGTTGGTAGGCATATTCCGCAGGAGCGTGCTCAGCTATAATAGCTTTGAGCAACTTAAACTCCTGCTTCATGGAATAGTGGACTCTTGATTGCACCGCAGCCATAGGCTTTAAGGTACGTTCTAGTAATGCAAGAGTCGTGCCAACTGGCGCATTTGCAGACATGTCTGAGATGTTCATGTCCGAGATAGCGCCTAGCCTACGTCCTTCCTGTGTAATCTGATTCAGTAAGGCGAGAAGGGTCTGGCTAGGTTCCTTGTACGGTAGCGGCATGATGTTATCACGAATGCTACCTGACGGTACGTCTACGTCTTTCCATTCACCGGGTTCAATCGGCGTATCATCACCCTTGATACGGAGTCCTCTGGACTTCAGCCCTCCCGGGAGGTTGGAGAGCGTACCAGCATCAACAAGCTGACGTATCAAGGATGTGCCCGCCTTTGCATATCCACCTATGATATGAATAAGGCCGAGGCCGTAAAAGCCAAATCCGGGCACGTACGGGTAATGGACGAAGTGCTGTCTCTTTAGTGCTAGTGGATCGCTCTCTTCGTAGTTTCTACGGATCGCTAGCACCTCGCCCGACCCACGCTCAATGGTAACTACATAAGGCTTTGCGATGTCATCTTCATCATCAATACCATCAATAACCAATTCAGCGTGGATTTCGTACACAAAGTAGCGGTTGTCATCGGTTAGCGAGAACCCATTTTCTTCCGCTTTCTTCTCCTCGATGTCGCTGTGGAACTGCTGTGGCTCGCCCAAGTCTACCTCACGATAGAATCCTGCTGCTTGCAGTTTGCGCAACTCGTTCTTTGTCTTACGCATACAGTGCGTAACACGTTCTGCTGTCTCTATGTTAGACGCACCATATGGCACAATGACGTCTTCAGCAGGGATATAGATAGCCACCTGCCGCCCCATGTTGGGGTCATAGTACACCTTCTTAAACGCTGACCCAGCCAACCCAAGGCTGTACAGCATCCGTTCATGCTCTGAGCGGTACTCTACCATACGCTCAGTCAACTCGTAGTTCATATCCGCCTTGACGCGCTGTGCGGCCTCAGTCTTCTCCTTAGTCTCTTCACCAAGGACTTTGACCTTTACTGGCCCCGCAGCGGGGAATGTCTCTGACATGGCTTCGGCTTGGAACCGAATAGCTGCTTCTGCTAACACGTTAGAGTAAACACCACACGCGCCTTCCCACGGGTCTGCACGTTCTTCGTACTTGAATCCAAGCACATCCAAGCCTTTGACGTAGGCATCTGTCCATTCTTGGCGGCTCTGTACGTCAGCTTCGATTAATCCAGTCAAATCACTGGATAAGATATTTAATTGCGTATCATCGAGCATTTCCGCAAGATTCGCGTCAAAATCGGCAAGACTAGCTATATTAGCGTCAGGGATCAGTGTGATCTCCATAGAGCCGTCAGACAAGGTAACCGCTTCGGGGTCTACGACCTCGATTTCAAGATCAATGTCCTGATCTTCCATGTCTTCCATTTCGTCTAGCCCATCAGGAGCCGCGTATAATCCTTTTTCGATAGCCATAGCTTACCTCTTAATAATACCCACCGCGTTTTCCTTTGAAGAAACGTGGTTCATCTGGCTCGTCAGTAGGAAGACGAATAAAGCCCCCTTGCCTAAATCGCATAAGGGCCATGACAGTCGCGTCTACTAAGTCATCATGACTCATAAACGGGAATCCAGCAACCTCTTCCACTACTTCTTCAGCCCAACGAGTTTCTGGAACCCAGACCATACCCGACGCAACGATGTCTGCAACGGAGTTAAGACGCGCTGTTTTATCACCTGTGCCCCTGTGAGGAGTGAACTCTTGCACTGGGAGGCCCATCCGCCGCATTTCTTGATATAACGCTGTGCCTGCACTTTTCTTCTCCACGATAAACGAATCAGGCTCCCAGTCGGAGTATTCTTCCATCGCTCGGTCTTTAAGCTCTGGGAACTCCATACGCTCTTTTATGCTATTTAGCAATATAATATTGTACGCGTTGGTCTCTTCTTCCATGAAAACACCCCACGTGGTAAGAGCTGTAAAGTCTGCACGGTTATGCTTCTCGGCTGCGGCGTCAAGCGACATGATAATATATTCACAGGGCGGTGGAACGTCTTTTTTCCACACCTGCCACCACTCACGCTTGATTATGGCGGCTTCCTCGGCTGTGGGCTGCTGTTGATACTGCGCATTCCACTGGAACACAGGCATAGAAGCCTTTGTTCTTTCTAGCGCTTTCATGTCAAAGAACTCAGGCCAGAGAGGTTTCTCTATCTGCTTACCCGTCTTCTTATTAGGTATCGTTAAAATAGCTGGAAATTCTACAACTTCGTACTGGTCAGCCAGATCATTCTGTGCCATATCTCTGGTTACGCGCCCTGTCAAATCATCCAGATGCCAACGGGTCTGAATGATGGCTACTCTTCCGCCCGGCATGAGGCGCGTACGAGCACCAAATGTGAACCACTCGTAAGCCTTCTCAAACACATCAAAGTTGCCGTTAATCACGTCCTGTTCTGAGTGCGGGTCGTCTACAAGCAACAGGTCAGCACCACGACCAGCTAGGGCTGACCCGATACCACAGGCATAGTATTCACCGCCAACGTTGGTGTTCCAGCGTCCTGCTGACTTACTATCTTGTGCCAGTGCAGTGGTAGGAAATATCGCCTTGTACGCATCCGTAGCAATTAAGTTACGCACTTTACGCCCAAAATCCACAGCCAAATCGGTGGTGTGAGACACCATCATGACCTTTTTTGTAGGGTTCCGCCCCAAGAACCATGCAGGGAACATGATAGACACTAGCTGGGATTTACCGTGACGGGGCGGAATATTGACGCAAATACGATCTTTGTCACCACGCTCAATCGCCATCAACATATCAGCGAGAATCCTATGGTGCTTCCCGACAATGTAGTCAGGCTGCATGTATTTGCAAAACTCTATCAGGTCGTCATACGCACGCTTTGTAGTGCCGCGTTTAGCTAGCTCGTCCACCATACGATCTATCTCGACGACTTCCTCGTCACTAAACATGTCCAGATTAGCGAGCATTGTCTCGATTTCGGCTTCTGTGAAATCAAGTTGCTTATTCATCTGTACCCAACTCCGCGTCTAAATCGACTTCGGCGTCGATAATTACAGCTTCTTCGACCTCTTGTGGTGGATTTACTAACTTTGTCAGCTTTTCACGCAGCTTTTCTTTGAGGTCGTCGGTGGTTTGGTGTGTAATTGTGACTTCAGACTTCTCAGTGAACAACCCTACGTCGGAAATCTTGCCCAGCAGCTCTAGTGCACGCATTCTAACCCTCGGATCGGGGTTTTCGCTCTCAATAACCAGCTTATTGGTAACTAGATGACGTAGCTGCAAAGCCGAATCCACTACGGAGTGGTTAAATTCCTTAACAATGCCTGCCGCCATTTGGATTGACGCAGGGGTCAGGGTCGCCGCACGCTTTGTGGTTACCATTTTCTGTGTTTTTTCGGGGTCTTGGGCATGTGCATCGAGTAATGTAGCAGCTACATCCTCGTCTTCTGCAGTGGGGGTGGTGTCCAGCCCATGCTTTTCAAGCTCTTCCACGGTTTTAGCAAGCGCTTCGAGGCGATCAGGCAGCTCAATACGCTTTTGCTCATCTTCTACGGGTATACCGATTTCAGGTTCAACTTGAAGTGTCATGTTTTCGCAGGTTTTTAGGCCGAATATGCTGGTAACATAATACATATATAATTTTTTATCAACTAGAGACGTTTGGGTCCCATAAGGGGGGCCTTCCTGTGTAGAGGGGGTGTGGGGTGGTGAAATGAAAAAATTGGTCATTATTCGTGTAAATTAAACATGTATAGGAAGGCGTGGAGTCCCAGACTGACAAGCGGGGGGTGGGGGTAGGGTATGCTTTACAGATAGCGTATACTGTCAAGCGCTGACATATAATGCCATAACATGTTAGATAGTGGCAGGATTCACCTTGTTAGGGAATCCCTAACATGTCATTAATTGGTTATCGGCAAGCAAATAAGACCGATACTAACCTATGTCATGAAAGGATATTCCAATGACAAACTCTATCTTCAATGAAACACTAATCAATGCTCACGTTGCCTACGGCAAAGCTAACACCGCGTTCGAACGCAATGCTACCAAGTTTTTCGATACGCTCGATAGCGAAGGTATCCCTTGGACGCATTACGTATCGCCTAAAACCGAAGGCACCGCGTCAAACGAATGGTTCGACGCTGCCAAAGAAAACTTGGCGATTGGTCGCTTAACCAAGGCAGAATACAAATTGTACACTGCCGACACTCGCAGCCTGAATGAGGCGCAGAGAAAAGCCAAACGCGATTTGGTGCAGAAAGTTGGATCGCTTATGAAAGACGTCAAGAACGCTCTCAAGCGTCGTCAAGAACCTAAGCCAACGTCCAACGCCAAAGGCAAGGCACGTGCACCAAAGGCACCGTCGGAAAAGTTGAACGCTCAATTCGAGAGCATTGTCAAAACTATCCAAGGCAATGACGATTGGAAGTTTGACGCTGCCGACATGATCGCCGCGATCCAAAAACTTGCTAAACAAGTTTAATCACCAACCGGTGTTAGGGAATGTCCCTAACACCACCAACCAAAGAAAGAATGACAATGAAACATATTATCCACCCAACTATCCAACTAATCGCAAAATGG